TCCAAAAGTTTGATAAGTATGCAATGTCATTATTTTTACCTTTTCTAACGGTTGTCGCATCATAGCAATATAACGCTGTAAAATCACCGCTTTTAACTATGTGAGGGTAAGCATTACCTGTTATGACATAACTCTGTATAAGGTCGCAAAACACATCGTAAAGGCTCTCACCATCTGGATTAACCTCTTTGCACCACTCTTGAAAGTCAATAGGCAAATCTAAATAATCAACATTTTCACCATCTAACTTAAAAGTAAACTGTTTACCTTTTATAAAAGTTATTTTTTGATTTATAATACTTCCATGAGTGCTAGACCTTCTGGCCCTTTTTGCTAGATCATTGACATATATATTTTGTGAATCTTGGAAGAATGGAACCCATTTTTGCTCAATATCTTGGTTAGGTCTTTTTTCCTTCCTAACAATGGGAGTAGTTATCGGGTCAGTCTTTACTGTGCTGGCTTTTATATTACTAATCTTCTTTTGGCTCATCTTTAACCTTTTCTAATAATACAACATCCTTAAACCCTGCATTATAAAGTTTCTTTAAATCCTTTTGGCTTGTTTTATCAGTTAGATTAATAACACCCACTGAACCCATTATTTTTTTACCTAAAAACTCAGGTTTTATAATAAATTTGCTCATAACATAAATATAATAAAATTATTGATATTTCAGATTAATAAAAAAAGGGAGAGCCCTTAAACTCTCCCAATGTTGCTAAGCAACCATCCATCATAAACAATATTATGAACCTAGTGATATAGTTCCTGAACTGTTAGTAACTATTGAACCAACAAACTCTCTTACTAGTTGAGCCTGTTTACCTGCAAAAGTAACCGTATAACCGTTCTGACCTTGTAATTCAGCTTCAAGAACTTCATTAGCAATAGCATCAACAGATGCATCTTTACCCATGATTTCATCAAATCCTAGTACAAAGGCCTTATTATCGTTAGTTTCTTTGTTGTATGTTTCAAAGATTACAATTAAACCGCATGACTCAACATAACTGTTTATTGCTTTAGCTTTTACTTTCTCTAATTTAGGAGAAAAAACCTCTAAAGAAGTTTCATAAGAAATAGAACCATTCTCTCTACTTCCTTCAGATGAATAAAGTTTTGTTTCTAATTCCCCTTCAATCTCAAAAAACTTATCATCAGTAGTACTTAAAGTAACCGCTGTGTAAGAATGATTATCGGTAGAAGCAGTGAAACTTGTTACATCATCTTTGTTGATAACGAATACTCTTTTGATTCCACCTCTGCGGTTTTCATCGTTACAACTTATTAAAATATCTGTTGAAATTTCTGACATCTTTATAAAATTTATTAGTTTAAAAAATACCCCCCATAAAGAGGGGCTTTAATTCTTAGAAGTAGAAAGAAATCAACTCACCGAATACAAACTGCGCTCCCATTTTGTACTTAGCAATAATTTTCAATAACTCATCGTCATCGTCATTACTTCTAAATTTCAACTGAGAACCAGCATCAGCAACATCTGTTCCTATTACTAGGTTGTCATTTACTGTGTAAACTAGCATGTTCTTTCCTATGTTAGCATTTGGATTTGTTCCGTCAGCTAATTGTGTATCCCATCCGGTAACCTCAACAACTGGAATACCTCTAAAAGATAAAGATTGACCATCTTGCAATAACTGAAGCCCTAAAGCGTTTCCTGTTCCTAATTGCTCGTAAGTAGTCATCAAGTTATCAATGATTGTTGCAGTAACTTTAAAACTCTTTTGTGCATTAGGCATTTGTCTTAATACTTTTGTTTGATCTTCATAAGCAGATTTCAACAAAGTGTAAGCACCATCAGCAACCAAGTCACCGTTAGTATCTTCAATGTTAGCTATTGCAGTCATTTCAACATATTTCCCTAAAGAAGCAGAGTTATCAACGAATAACTGTACAAAACCATCAAACTGGTTATAGTCAGCACTTGCAGCAGTAGAAGCAGCGAACCAAGCCATACGACCATTATCATCAGCGATTGCTTCAGCAACTCTTTTACGAGCAACTTCACCAACTACTGTATCTGTCAAATCATCGATTGCAGTACCTGAACCGTAGAACTCTTCGAAGATAGTTCCAAAGAAAGCATCTCCACATTCCTCAAGATTAACCTTTAACCTAGAAACTTCTAGTGTTCTGTCTGATACATTAGTGACTCCACCTGTTGCAGAAAATCCGCAAGTAGTGTACTTTCTTACAATTTTTGTAAGAGAAGAGTTAAGGTACATGTTAGCCTTAACTTTAATGTTAGGAATAATTCTAATTCCTGATAAATCCGAGCTACCTTCTTGAGGTGCAAAAAGGATTTCTGTAAACTCCTGACCTGAATAAGTAGAGGAGATTGATTGTGTAATAAAATTTGCCATCTTTTTTAATTTTAGCTTTTATATGAAGATTTTAAAATATTTAGGATTGCAGCACCTAACTCATCCACCTCTTCAACTTTAGCTTCTGGGTTAACAACATCTTCTTTTGCCTCTAGTGGCTTTCTTGATGCATTGGCTTTATCCAACACTTTTCTTAATTCTGCTAACTCACTATCTTTAGCGGTCAACTCAGCTTTTATTGAATCCATAAGCTCCGCTTTGATAGACTCAATATCAACTGCATCCTTTGGCTCTTCTGTTACCTCATCTTCAACTTCTTCAACTTCTTCAGTAGTTTCTTCAACAGTTTCTTCAACTGCTTGTTCTTCTACTGCTTCAGCTTTAGGAGCTAGCAATTCAGCAACATAAGCCTTTAGTTGGTCTAACAGACCTTCTTTTTCAGACATATTCACGTTATTTAATTGATTTACATAGTTGGAAGGTACTTTGTACCCTTTTTTGGCTAACTCTTTAGGAGATGCATAAGCAGCAATAGCAAGAGCATTCTCTATGCTACCGATAAAATTATACTCCTTAGCCTCTTCAGCGGTTAACCATGTTTCCGCTTTCATCATGTCTTGAATTGTAGATAACTCAAGACCTGTTGCATTAGCGTAGATTTTAGCAAGTTTCAAGTTAATCTTATCCATTAACTGAGCCTGCTTTTCTAATTCTTCTTTATAATCTCTAATTTCATCACTATTCATTCCCTCCATAGATACTACTGGCATCCATGCGTTATGAATCATAAAAAAACTATTTTCTGACATTACAGGTAATTCACTACCTGACAAGGCTATAATAGTAGCAGCACTGGCGGCTAAACCTTCAATCTTTACAGAAACGTTATAAGCAGAATTTTTTAAGAAATCGTAAATAGCAAGAGCATCAAAAACAGAACCTCCCCCACTATTTATAGTAAGCTCTATATCTTTAGAACCTGATACCTTAACTTCATCAATAAAGCTTTTTGCATCAATCCCGAAAGAACCTATCTCTTCATCTATCAAAATAGATAATTTATTATTTACTGAATTACTTACTTGATACCAATTCATTAAACAACAATACAGAATTGTTTTAAAATTGGTCTATAAAAAAATTATATAAAAAAAAGAGGGCTATAAAAACCCTCTATAAAAAACCCTAAAAAAAAATTATACCATAAATATAAGATGCTAATATAATAATTTACTTTTGTAAAACTATTTTTATTACCAAATTAACAGAAATATCATATTTAACAGATAGATTATAATAAATATCTTTCATCATCATTAATGGATTCTTTCTCATTATATGATAATCATTTATTACTGCCATATTTCTTACAGCCTTTTGATTAATAAGTCCGGTACTTAGTAATAATTCAGTTGCCTGTTTAATGTCATTAGCTTTATTAACTACACTAAACAAAGTATCATTTAATACATTTGCCAGCTCTCTAACCTCTGCTTCCAAAAGTTTATTATTCTCCTTTTGCAACGTCCACATGAAATCTCAAAGTTTGGTTCAACATTCTCTTTAAATAGTTGTGATAAATATTCTATACTTTTTGAACATGGGAACATCTTACCATGTGTTTTAATTATAGCTTCTTTAATATCTAACCTTTTTAGATGATCTAAGTTTTCTAAGTTTTTGTTTATGTCAAAATCTACCATTTTCCTTTTGGGCATTTTTCATCTTCCCATATTGTCTTATCTATTAATGCACATTTACAAATATTACATTGTGATACACCTTGTTTTTTTATAAATAAAAACTTAAAATTATCATTTTTATTTGTGCATCCGTTACAAATATCTAGTCTATCTATTTTCTTTTGATAACTTGCTAAATTACTACTAATGTTTTTTGCTTTACCAAATAAAGAGGTCAACCACATATTTTAAATATACATATTTTATCCAAATGTAGCTTCAGATTGTATGTTTGTAACTCTTGCAGCTTGGCTAATTGTATCTGTTGCATTATTTACAACTTGAATAGCTCCTACTGAATTGGCTACCGCATTACTAATTTTGTTTTCAAGGTCTACCATATCAAGACTACTAGAACCTGCAAAACCACCATTAGCAAATCCAAAGTTGCTAAATGGTTGAGGTTTGTTTGTTCTCATTGCCTCTAATGCACCCACTAAACTACTACCCTTTTGAGATTCTAATACGTTTTTAGGCACTACATACTCTCCTTCATGCACTACTCCGGCTTGTTTAAAACCACTACTATCAGGAGAACCAAAACCATCACCCGTATAACCTCCATCTGCAAATGATGCAGGGAAAGTTTGTTTACTAATTGCAGCAACCTGTGC